GCACCTATTATTTCCCGGTACAGGCCTCTTTGGCTGTTCGTTTACGTTTGATTTTAGCGATCTTCATCGAGAGCTTCATGATAACACTCTAGTAGTATCTTTGAAAGATAACCTCTAGTGGTCGAAAGATCACTGAAGTAACTTTTAATAGAGACAACTGGTAAGTATTCGACCGGAGAAACAGTTTCTGGCTCTAGATCATCCAGGACTGTGAACATAAGAAATTGTAGCTCACGCGAGGTTTGAGTTAGAGACAGCACAATTGGATGCAATGGTGAGAGATCACCTATGGTCTTATTGTCCCAGGCCGTGTCACTTAGCGGTACGCCGATGGATTTAAAACGTTTGTCTAATTCAGGCAATGCCTGACAATAGTCAAATGCTTTTATCTTCATTGCTTTATCTATTATATTCTGTGTCCGTTTAGTTATGATGCGTTGCATCATTTCTTCGCGGGTGATTTCCAAGGTGTCTTTACCTTCTCTGATAACAATCAGAGGAGCAGACATAGGCGATCTTAACCAGAAAAGATATTTAAGGCGCTGAAGGTCTTTTGATCCAAGGACCCGAAGCAAATCGTAGTGATTCACATCGGAGGTTATGAAATCTCTCTCACGCAGTATATCTACTAAGTCTAACATATTTAATATGTTATTCTTATTTAATATATTGTGTTTGATAGATGACATTTCCTGACCTCGTAGAGCGAGCCTTTTGGCAAACTCTATTTGGTTACTATCCTTATCTCCAATCACTGATTTCGCCATATTGATAGAAATACCAATAGTGCGCATCAGGGTTTGGTAGCGTTGTGCTACTTCTTCATCGTATATCACGACATCATCTCCAAGGAGTCGATAATTCTTGAAGAACTTCAGTGGTTTTCCACTGTTGAACCTCTTGTAATTAGCGGCAAATTGGATGATATCATGATGCCATAAGGCAAAACTTGGGAAGGACGATAGTAAGCCTAACGGCTGACCTACCGACCATCTTATACTTTTATCTAATGGTTTGACGTAGAAGTCACGCTTCGTCATTACTTTGTACCAACTCTCGGCTACGTTTAGATCACTCATTAACTGAAGACGGTATTTCTGCATTGATGCAGGAATCCTATCTGAAGCTGATGATAGATCGAAACAATACGTCGGTTTACCTCTGCTATGCAGTACGAGGCTTAGAAAGCCTTCATTCTGATTGTTAGTGGTATCCGTCGGTATTGATCGTAGTGTCCTATACAGAGCAATCTGTAAAGGCTTTAATGAAAGTTGTGACCAGTAATCTCCAATTGCGAACTTCCGTGTTTTACCACCAGGTTCAGCTGAAAAGCCGATTCTACCGGTATACACTTTAGTTTCAGTAATTGAAGATTCAGATTGTTTCTCCATCCATTTTGTAATCCAATCTTGCTTTAATGCAATGTTGAGTTCCTTTATGGCCGGGTACAATTCTTTATCATCAATCACTGCCTTTGCATCAAGGTGCGAACATACTATCTTTGGTCCGTTTGGACCTTTAGATAATGATGTTAGTACTTTTGAGAAAGGGGCAATCGGATCATTTAGAGAACCTAAGTACCACTTACGGTTACGAGTAAACTGTTTTAAAAATTTATTAAACTTCTTAGTGAGAACCAGAACGGCACATTCCTGTAAAGGAGTGTGGACGTCCGTGATCGCAGCTAAGTCTGTGAAATCTATTTTTAAACGGATTTGCTCATATCCACGAGCGATAGTTAGGGCGACTCTTTGTTCATCTCTATTACCTTTGATGAGTGGTCTTAATGACCACAAGGTTTTAGGGAGTCCCAATTTGTCGACTCTAGTGAACGAAAGCGGGTGAGTGGGAAGCTCTAGAAGATAATTCCGTAGAAATACGTAACTCTCTTTATAGCGTCCTAAAGTGTGTTCCTTTCCTTTGTTCTTAATAGAACTTTGGAATTCGGTCTCATACTTAACCCAAATTGTTTTCACTTTATCATACGAAACGTTATCCAGATTCAGAGAAGCTATCATAGCTAATCTGTTCCTGCTTAACATTTGTATTTGATTTAAGTTGATTCATTTGTGTTG